ACAAGACGCACTAAACCCTAAGTCTATGGAAGATACGTATGAGTGGTATACTTCTGGTCCAAGGCAAAGGTTACAGCCAGGAGGTGCCATTGTTATAGTTATGACACGTTGGAACGTTAACGATTTAACAGGTAGACTTTTAAAAGATATGGCTCGTGATCCTAAAGCAGATCAATGGGAACTTATTGAGCTTCCTGCTATATTGCCTAGTGGTGACCCACTATGGCCAGAGTATTGGTCAAAAGAAGAACTAGAAAGTGTACAAGCTACGTTAAGGGGTGGTCCTAAATGGCACGCTCAATACATGCAGAACCCTAGTTCAGAAGAAGGTGCCTTAATAAAACGTGAGTGGTGGCAAGAGTGGACTAATGAAAAACCACCACGTTGCGAATATTTAATACAAAGTTACGATACTGCATTTTTAAAACGTGAAATGGCAGACTATTCAGCTATTACTACTTGGGGAGTATTTTACCCAGAAGGTAGTCTAGGTGAAAATTACTATGACGGTACAGCTCCACACATTATTTTATTAGACGCTATAAAAGGTAGGTACAGTTTTCCTGAACTAAAAGCTATAGCCTTAGAACAATATCACGAATGGCAACCTGACGTAACTATTATAGAAGGTAAAGCAAGTGGTATGCCCCTAACACAAGAATTACGAAATATAGGTATACCTGTACAAAACTTTACTCCAAGCAAAGGCAATGATAAAGTAGCTAGAGTAAACGCAAGTGCGCCTTTATTTGAGTCGGGGATGGTTTGGGCACCTGACACTAAATGGGCACACGACGTTATAGAAGAATGTGCGATGTTTCCTGCTGGTGATCATGATGACTTAGTAGACTCAACCACTCAAGCACTATTACGTTTTAGGCAAGGTGGATTTGTAAAACTACCCAGTGACTATGAAGACGAAGAGCTATATCCTAAACGAAAAATAAGTTATTATTAACCCATGGCAATAGAAAGACAAAATCTCCAAGAAGGTGGCTTACCTGAAGAACTATTAAGTCCAGTACAAGAAACGCTAGAAATTGAGCTTCCTGAAGAAATGAATATTCAGGGTGAAATGACTAACGCTTTTGAAGTAGGTCAGGACGGTAATTTAATTCCTCTTTTTGAAGAGGAAGAAATAATAGCTACCGAACACCAAGTGAATCTAGCAGAAGTTTTAGATTCATCTTCTTTACAAACGTTAGCTAGTGAACTAGTTGATGCTTTTGAACAAGATAAAGAATCACGTAAAGATTGGCTTGATGTATTTACTAAAGGTTTAGAATTACTAGGTATACAAACTGAAGAAAGAGAAGAACCTTTTCCTGGAGCTACAGGTGTACATCACCCTTTACTCAGTGAAGCAGTAACACAATTTCAAGCTCAAGCCTATAAAGAATTACTACCAAGTGGTGGTCCAGTAAAAACACGTGTCATGGGCAACGAAAGTCCAGAGGCAATGAGTCAAAGTCAACGTGTAAAAGAATTTATGAATTATCAAATTACTGAAGTCATGCAAGAGTATGACCCAGAAATGGATAGTTTATTGTTTTATTTACCATTGGCTGGTAGTGCATTCAAAAAAGTTTATTACGATAACCTATTAGGTAGGGCTACCAGTAGATTAGTTAAAGCTGAAGACTTAGTAGTAGCCTACGAAACTACAGATTTAGAAACCAGCCCACGTTTTACTCATGTTATCAGTATGACAGGTAACGATTTAAAAAAATTACAAATGAATGGTACGTACCGAGACGTACAAATAGGTGAAGCAGGGGTAGATTTAGAATATAACGAAGCAAAAGAAAAGATTGATGAGCTTCAAGGCATAGAGCCACCTCTAACTGACTATAATGAGTACTCAGTTTTAGAGTTACACGTCAATTTAGAGCTTCCAGACATAGATAATTACGGTTTTGCCGTACCTTATATCGTTACTATTTTAGAAGATAGCGATGAAATACTCTCAATCCGACGTAATTGGGAGCAAGAAGACGAATTATTCCGTAAAAAAGAGTACTTTGTACACTATAAGTTCCTTCCAGGGCTTGGATTTTACGGTTTTGGGCTAATTCACATGATTGGTGGGCTTACTAAGTCAGCTACATCAATTTTACGTCAGTTAATTGACGCTGGAACGCTAAGTAACCTACCTGCTGGCTTTAAAGCACGTGGTATGAGGGTACAAGGTGAAGACGAACCGTTACGTCCTGGTGAATTTAGGGATGTAGACGTTCCAGGAGGCACAATCCGTGATGCACTGATGCCTTTACCCTATAAAGAGCCTAGTAGCGTATTAACTCAGCTATTAGGAGTCATAATTGACTCAGGTAGACGTTTTGCTAGCATAGCAGACATGCAAGTGGGCGATATAGGTAGTCAACAACTACCTGTAGGCACTACTGTAGCTATGTTAGAACGTGGTACTAAGGTTATGTCGGCTATTCATAAGCGTTTACACTTTGCTCAAAAGAAAGAGTTTAGGCTATTAGCTGGTATTTTTTCTCGTAGCCTACCCCCTGTTTATCCTTATGATGTTCCAGGAGCTAGTAGAGAAATTAAAGCTCAAGACTTTGATGCTAAAGTTGATATTATACCAGTAAGCGATCCTAACATATTTAGTATGGCTCAAAGGGTAATGTTAGCTCAACAAGAATTACAAATGGCACAGGCAGCACCGCAAATACATGATTTACGAGAAGCCTATAAACGTATGTACGAGGCACTAGAGGTAAAAGATATAGACGGTATACTACCGCCTGTTCAAGAAATACCGCCTCGTGACCCGATAAGTGAACAACAAGCATCCATGACAGGACAACCTATTAAAGCGTTTGAGTTCCAGAACCATGATGCCTATATTGCTGCGCATAGTTCTTTCTTACAGAATCCTATGGTAGCTCAAAATCAAACAGCACAGATGGCTATTAGTGCAAACATACAAGAGCACCAAGCCATGTTATATAAACAACAAATAGAACAAGTATTAGGGCAACAGCTACCAGAACTTGGCAATGAAATACCGCCAGAAGTGATGAATGAATTAGCTCTACTTGCAGCTCAAGCTACCCAAGTGGTAACTGGTCAAGCTCAGGCTATGGCTCAAGCACAAGAAAACGCACAAATGAATCCTATAGTGGAATTAAAACGTGAGGAAATTGCGCAAAAAGCACAGTCTGATGCCTTAAAATCTCAAGTAGATTTAGCTAAAATAGAATCAACGGAAGCTATAGCAGAAATGAAAATAGCTCAAGACAGGGAGGAAGCTCTTATGAAAGAAAAAGAGAGCATCCGTAAATCATACTCTGAGATACTTAAAGATGTAAGAAACTCAGATAACCAAAATAGAGGAAGATAAAATGCCAAGAGCAAAAAATAGAGGTAAAGCTAGTTCATCATTTGTAGCTGGTAATGCCAACCGTAGACGTATTGACGCTGAGTCAGTTAAGGGCAGAGCTAAAAAACGTGGCGGTGGTGCAATGGGAAAAGTCAAGTTAGAAAAAGGCGGAAAAGCTAAAAAGAGGAAGTAACCATGAAAAAAGTAAATGTAAAAGGTCCTAATAAAATTGACTTATCAAAACCAGTACGAGTAAAAGATGTTTTATTCAAAAAAGTATTTGGTCAGGGTAAAGTTAAAACTCAAGGAACAGGTAAAGCTACACAAGGCACAAAGCACAACGCAAGTTGGAGCGGTAAACTGTAATGGGTGTAAAAACGCATAAGACTAAAGACGGCAGAACTGCTAAAAGAGGTTTATATTATAACATAAACCAAAAACGTAAAGAAGGCAGAAAAATGCGTAAGCCAGGAGCTAAAGGTGCACCTTCAGCATCAGATTTTAAGGCAGCAGCAAGAACTGCTAAAACACACGGTGGTGAACTACACGGTGGTCAAACTAAACTAGATAAAAACAAAGACGGTAAATTATCTGGCGTAGATTTTAAAATGATGAAAAAAGGTGGTGGCTCTAATACTGTTATGTGTAAAGGTAATGGTGTGGCTAACAAAACTAAGGTTACTAAATTAGCATAATTAGGTA